CTGCCAGAGAACCGGCGCTGCTCTGGCTGACCTCCTACCCGAGCAACATCGATACCCCGCGCAGCCCGCAGGATGCTGTCTGGCGGGCGAGTTATTGGAGCGGGTATGGATCGCTGGCCACGGATGTTCCGGGGCCGCTGCGCCATGCTATTCTGCTGCTGACGGCCCATCTATTTGAGCGGCGGGAGATGGTGATCTCTGGAGCGACGGTGACGGAGATTCCGAAATCACTCGACTGGCTGATCGATTCTTTCCGGGTGCCTTGGGAGGGGGCGATTAAATGACCCCAATCGGACACAGGGATGCAAGAATAACGATTCAGCGGGCCACAGAGTCGGTGGATGCTCAAGGCTCTGTGACGCAGACATGGGCCACACTGGTGACGGTGTGGGCGCACGCGCAAACGATGAGCGGCAAGGAGTCGACTAATGGGTCGGCAAGGGATGCCACGGCGGAGCAGGTTTTTTCGGTGCGCTATCAATCAGCGCTGGATGACCTGAATCCACGGGACCGGATTAGCTGGGGTGGGTTTATCTACGACATCACCAGCGCTCTGCCACTGCCACCATCCCGGCCGGCCGAGGTGATCATTTCGACGGGCTACGCCTTCACTTCTGATACCACTGACTTTACCGCCGACATGACGCTGCAGACCGCTGACCACACCTAAACCTATGGCAAAGCAAACAATCAACATCGGCGCTGCCGCCAACGACGGCACGGGCGATCCTATCCGCACGGCATTCGGGAAGGTGAATGATAACTTCACGGAGATTTACACGGCCAATACGGGGGTGAATACCGGCGACCAAAACCTGGCGGCCTATGCGACGACGGCAGCGGTGGCGGCGGGGTATCAACCACTGGACTCTGACCTGACGGCGATCGCTGCGCTGACGACGACGGCCTACGGGCGGGCGCTGCTATCGACTGCTGACGCTCCAACACTCCGCACCGCCGTCGGCCTCGGCCAAACGGACGCGCCGACGTTCCTGGCGCAATCCCTAACCGGCCAATCGCTGACCGGGACGCAGGCGACGAGTCTGATTGATCTGGCGACGACTTGGTTAAGCACAACTGGGACTCCGACAGCGATCAAGCTGAACGTCACCGACACGGCAAATGTGCCCGCTGCGTCTTTGCTGATGGACTTGCAGATTGGTGGGGTGAGCAAAGTCAGGACATCAAAAGGAGCGGAACTTAAACTGGCAAGCGGAGGTAGTTTTGCTTTAACACAAAACGGAAGCGGAATTACTGGAAATCGCTGCATTTTGTTGTATGATTCAGGAGTTCCGACTATCGCTACAGGGGGCCAAGTTGGTTGGAGTCAAGGGGGTGATGCCGGTGCGACGGTTAATACTTTCCTCACAAGTGACGCCGCCGGAATCCTAGCCCAGCGGAACGGGACAGCAAAACAGACCCTGCGAATCTATAACACCTACACCAGCGCGACCGTCTACGAACGGGCCGTGATGGACTACAATGGACCAACACCGAACACGCTGCGCATCGGGACTGAGTTTTTGGGTGCTGGGATGGCGGCAAATCCAGTTGATGTTGTAGTAGGTGGGGTGGCTCGGATATCAATTGCTGCGATTGGCACCATTACGACCTCTTCTGCTGCGTTTGTGATCGGCGGAGATACTTACCTAAACGGAGTTTCATTTGCGGCGCTGCGCGGAACAGGCGCGGGCGTTGCACTTATTTCCAATACTTCTTTTAGTGACTTTAACCGACTCCAACTAGGCGGCACCACCTCCGCATTCCCCGCAATCAAGCGCAACGCGACCGGGATTGATATTAGGCTGGCGGATGATTCGGCGTTTGCTCCGCTTAATTGCGGCAATTTAGCTGCCAATGGAAACATCAGATCAACTGACACCGCGCTAATCGGATGGCTAAACACACGGTCAGCAATGATAAGCCCGGCGGATGGGGTAATTCGACTAACAAACAACGCTGGAACAAGTTACACACGCCTTGAGCTTGGAGAAGCCAATCTTGGCATCTCTCGCGGAACCGGCAGTCCTGAAGGAGTCGTCACGGCTCTTGTCGGTAGCCTTTACCTCCGCACAGACGGCGGCTTACTGACCACGCTCTACGTCAAAGAATCCGGCACCGGCAACACCGGCTGGGCTGCTAAATAACAATCCCACACATGACCCCAACCTACAAACAAAACCTAGTCACCACCCGCAACGCCAACCTCGCAGAGCAGCATGATCTGCGGGAGAGGCTCAAGCAGCTCGAGAGCGAAGAAACCCAGTTGAAGGGCGCGATTGCCATCCTGACTCAGATCGATCAAGCCGAAGCCGACAAGGCCAAGGCTGAATCACAACCCACCACCTAATAACATATGGCCACCATTACCATCCCACTTGATACTCCGGCTGAACGTCCTGAAGTTCCGTCGAAGACCTACAATGAAATCTACATCATGGACCTTGCCATTTCGGCGCGGTCTATGGGTGAACAGGACAGCATTTACGTTGAATACGTTCCATTTGACCAAGCTACTGGCGACCGGCTTCTTTCGGATCGGCGGGAAGTGAGGCTTCCGTTTTGGGAGGCGGTGAATTTGATTCCTTCGGCTGCGGATGCTTTTGCTGCGGTTGCCTTGTGCTTGCCGGACCTCATCGCCTATCAGGCCGAGAAAAATAAGCCGGTGGAGCCTACGGAATAACGTCATGCCTGCCGTCAATCACAGCGCGAAAATGGCAACGTCACTGATGGTGGCGCTGAAGGCCCATGGTGCGCTGACGGCTTTGATTGGGGTAGGGACGGCCTGCAGACTTTACAGTGGCAGGGCGGCGCAGGGGAGTGCTCTGCCGAGGGTGATCTGGCATGAGATAACGAGCACGCCGGAGCATACGCATGACAGCGCGACGACGAGCGATCCGGGGATAGAGGATAGCATCGTGCAATTTGATGTGGAGGGGCGCACTTTGTCTGGGTGCCGGGCGGTGGCGGATGCGATTAGCGAGGCGCTGAATGGGGCGAAGGCTGCGGTGGGGGTGGCTGACATCCAAGCGGCCTTCCGCGAGTCTGGCGGATTTGCCCAGGCGATGGATTACCAGACAGGGGACGGGGTGACGGAGGCGCACCGGCTGTCAGTGGATTACCGCCTGATGTGGCGGGACGCATAATTTTTTTAACTTACCTTTATGGCTAAAATTTCTGCATTTGGAACATGGCTCACCTATATGGACCCCGATAGTGGGGAGCAAGAACGCATCCACTACGTGGCGGACATCTCCGGGCCGGAGGTGAGTGTGGAGGCGGTGGATGTGACGACGCATGATAGCCCGGATCAGTTCGCGGAATTTGTGGCGGGGAGTGCGGATAGTGGGGAGGTGACTTTCGACCTGATGTTCGATCCCAACGGGGTGAACCATCGGCGGATGCTGGAGCTGGTGGATGCTAGGTATAATCTAAGTTTTTCCCTGATACTGCCGCAGCCTGACCAAGAGCGGCTGACGAATCCGAGCCTGACGGGCGGGACGACGTGGACGGCGATCCCGAACTGGTATATCGTGGCTGGGGTGGCTGAATACGAATACACGAACCCTACCGGGACGGACTACCTGCGGACCAGCCCAAACACTCTGACGATCGGCGAGACCTACAAGCTGACGGTGGTTTTCGTAAGCCCTGGCGTGGGCACGGCACTGCTGGTAAAATACAACTCTGAGACGGTGGGAACACTGAACCCATCTGCAGGAGGCACGCAGACGATCACCTTTGTGGCTGCATACCCTACGGGGGAGCTGGATTTCGTCATTCCGGCGGGGAGTGGCTACCGCGAGGCGCATCTGACTTCTATTTCTCTGATGGGGCCGGGGCCGCGCACGCAGGGGCATTGGGACTTCCTGGGCACCCTGACCAAGTGCGGACTGGCCTTTCCGGTGAAGGACGCGCTCAAGGCATCGGTAGCGATCAAGGTCAGCGGCAAACCATTTTTCACAGCATCACCTCCAACCTAAACTAATACAACACAATGGCTAAAACAGCAGCATACGGCTCCAAGCTCGCCGTCCAATACGCACAGACCGGATCATACCTCGACATCGCATCAGTGGGGGACTTCTCCGGGCCTGAAATCTCCGTCGAGACGATCGATGTGACGACTCATGACAGCGCCAATAACTTCAATGAGTTTCTAGCCGGGATGGCAGACGGCGGGGAGGTCAGTTTCGATCTGATCTTTGACCCGAGTCTGGCGGCTCATGAGACGCTCTATAACGCGGTTTCGGGTCGGCTGAAGCATAACTTTTACGTCAAGTTCCCTGGATGGGTGAGCACTGCGGCGGGTGGTTACCTGGCCTTTGCTGGAATCTTTACCAAGGTGGGCCTTTCCTTCCCGGTGAAGGATAAGGTGGGTGCTTCTGTGACACTGAAGGTGAGCGGCAAGCCGGTTTACACCAAGTTTGTCTGATCCCTGACTCCCTAAAACCACACAACCAAATCCACACACATGGAACTGAAACCACGATTCACCACCCGCGCTGTCCGACAGCTGTTTGAGTGCCACGGGATCGACCTGATGAAGCTGTCAGGCGATGCTATCACGGACTCTGAGAGCCGGAAGAAGATCACGATGGGCGGGATGCCGGATGCGGACGCTGCGAAGGTGGCGGAGGCGTGCGATGATCTG